GGACAGCCAGTGGATCGCGTGCCGCGGCGGTGGCAACACGCGCGCCGTGAAGATCCACAACATGGACTCGTCGGGCGACATCGACGGGATCACCCTCCAGGACTGCTCGATCGACACCTCGAGCAGCTCGAACGTCACGCTCACCGGGCTCGGCATCACCAGCGGCTCGCCCGTCGTCACCGGCGTTGCGACCGACCAGCTCTCGATCGGTCTGACCGTCGCCGGTACCGGCATCCCCGGTGGCACCACCATCGTGTCGATCGACACCGGCACGCAGATCACGCTGTCTGCGAATGCGACGGCGACGAACGCGAACGCGAGCCTGACGTTCGGCGGGTTCGGGCAGACGATCCAGCTGAACCGGTCGGCCGGGTCGAGCTCGGGCGTCCTCTACTACGCGGGCGTCGGCGCGGTCAAGAACATCTACCTGCGCCGCCTCACCGTCACCAACCCGGTCGGCACGAGCAGCACGATCGGCTTCGCCGGCGTCGGCTTCCAGAACATCTACCTCGAGGACTGCGTCATCCCGGCCAGCCCGAACGCGACCACCGCCGTCCTCAACCTGCTCAGCACCACGACGCTTCGCATCCGCGGCGGCCAGATCGACGCCGGCGGCAAGAGCATCGTCGGCATCGCGCTTGGCGGGACGAGCGCGCCCTGCGCGGACTGCCAGGTCGACGCGACCAGGATCATCGGTATCGCCAACGGCCAGCTCGGCATCAACTTCAACGCCGTCGCCGGTGGCCGCATGCGCGGCGTCCGCGTCGAACAGTTCTCGGGCCAGACGACGGCGAAGGGGTGGAAGGTCGCCGCCGCGTCCAGCGGCATCAGCATCGTCGGCAACGACCTCTCCCAGCTCTCCAACGCGACCAAGTTCACCGACCTGGCCACAGACACCGAGGTATACGGCAACCTCGGCGACACGACGGCGTATGGCACGCCATTCGCGGCCCTCACCAGCCCCACGTTCAGCGGCCTCGTCACCGCCGCCGACTACGCCGCTTCCGGCCTGACCGGCGCGACCGCCGCCAGCCGCTACGTCGGCGCGACGACCAGCGGCGCGCCGACCAGCGGCACGTTCGCCGTCGGTGACCACGTCATCGACCAGACCGGGACGATCTGGGTCTGCACCTCCGCCGGCACGCCCGGCACATGGGCGCCGATCCCGCGGCCGCGCGTGCTGCGCTCGGGCGCGTGGGCGGGCCTCCAAGTCCTCAAAGGCACCACGCAGATCACCGCGGCGCTGGTCAACAAGGTCTTCGCGATCACGGCGCCCGAGTCACTGTGGGGCAAGACGATCACCGCGTACGGGATCAACCAGACGATCGCCCCCGTCACCGCTGGCGGCAAGGCGACCGCCGTCACGATCCGATTCGCCCTCGCCAAGGACGTCGCAGGCATCCCCGACACCGCCATCGTCACGGGCAGCGAGGCGACGATCGACGCGCTCACCGGCGCACCCACCGGCGGCCTCGCCTCGACTGCGGTCAGCGTCGTCGTCCCGGTCGGCGGGTGGATCCTGTTCGTCGTCCAGCCCACCGGCGGAGACGGGACACTCACCACGTATCCGACGTATGACTCCAACAACGGGCACGTCCAAGGCGTCGGCGCGCAGGGAGCGACGCCACCGTCAGGCGTCACCGCCGGCTACTCCGAATCCGGCCAGACCACGACCGCGACGATGGTCGGAGCGACGCTCCCCGCCATCAGCAGCGTCCAGTCATCCAGCCCACGAGCACTGGCGAAGGTGTCATGAGCGACGTCCTCTACATCGCGCCTGGCGCTGCGATGCGCCTCGAGACAGCCGCCTACCCGACCAACCAGGTCGGCACCGTCGGCGTCCGCCTCCGCAACCTCGACACGCGCAGCGACACGATCGCACGCACCACTGCCGGCATCGCGTTCGACAGCGACACGGGCACCCACTGGATCGACACGCTGCTCGCCCCCACCACGTCCGGTGAGTACGACGAGCTGTGGAACCTCCCCGGCCAGGCCGCCGGCACGTGGCCGACACGCCGCGTCGTCGTTACCGGCTCGCTGCTCACCCCGCTCATCGGCGGTGGCCGCGCGTCGATGGCCGACATCATCACCCGCGTCCGCCTGCTGATCAACGACCCGAGCAGCGGCAGCCAGGTCTTCTCTGACGCGCAGCTGCAGCAATGGCTCGACGTGAACCGCAGCGACGTCCGCTACCTCGAGCTCACCCCCGAGTGGCAGACCAGCGGCAGCGCGACGCAATGGTTCAGCTTCTACGACCAGACGTACGGCGGGAATTGGGAGACGGACGCCGAGATCGTCGGCCGCTCCTGGCAGGTCGTGACGCCGACGACGTCGGACTGGTTGACGGGGAAGTGGACGTTCGCGGCGAGCCAGCTCCCGCCGCTCATGATCAGCGGCCGCACCTACGACGTCTACTCGGCCGCCGCGGATGCGCTCGAGGGATGGGCGGCGAAGGTCGCGCTCGACTTCGACGTCTCGACTGGCCGGTCGAACCTGACCGCGAACCGGAGCCAGAAACGCGCCGGCCTGCTCGAGGTCGCCGCGCAGTACCGCGCGCGGGGGCGCAGCACCTCGCTTGACGTGATCCGCTCGGACAGCCTGTGACCGGCATCAGCACCAGCGACCTCGCCGGCATCCAAGCCACCGTCACGAGCCTCCTCCCCGATCTTGCGCAGATCCAGCGCGCCACGCTGGCGAGCGACGGCGCCGGCGGCCAGACCGGGACACCGACGACGATCGCGACGGTGCCGTGCATGGTCAACGACCGCCGCGAAACCGCGAGCGAGACCGTCGCCGGCGAGCGTGTCTCCTCGACGGTCGAGTGGATGATCACGCTCCCCGCCGGCACCGACGTGACCGCGCGCGACCGGATCATCGTCGGCACCCGCACCTTCCAGGTCACCGGCGTCCTCGCCGCCTCGTATGAGACCGACCGCCGCGTCGTCTGCAGGGAGGCGAACCCGTGAGCATCAGCGTCTCCCTCACCCTCCACACCGAGCGGGTGAAGGGCCTCGTCCGCGAACGCTGCGAACGCGTCGTCGGCCGCACCACCACCGAGCTCGAAGCCGCCACGAAGGTACGCATCGCGGCGGTCGGAGCGGTCGACACCGGGAACATGCTCGGCACGGTCAACAGCGAGAGCCTCGGCCTCGAGGGCACCGTGCACGTCCCGGCGCCGTACTCGCTGTTCGTCCACGAGGGCTACCACCTCGTCGCCTGGGGCCACGAGACGCACCGCTACATCCCCGGCCGGCCGTTCCTGCGCCAGGCCGCCGACATCGTCCGCCCCGGCTTCATGGCTGGCCTCGACGCGGCGGTCAACTGATGGCCGCGATCGAGGACGTCCTCGAGACCGCGCTCTACACGACCCTCAGCGGCGACGCCACCCTCGGCGCGCTCCTCAGCTCGACGACCGCGGTCTACAACACGATCGTCCCCGAGGGCACCACCGCGCCCTACGTCGTGTTCCAGCAGCAGTCGGCGACCGACCGCCCGACGCTCGCGCGCGCGAACGCGTCTGAGTGGTTCGCCTACGCCGTCAAAGCCGTCACCTACAGCCAGGCGAGCGACACGAGCCCAGCCGCCGCGAAGGCGATCCGCACCCGGATCGACCAGCTCCTCAACGACCAGCCGCTCACCCTCTCTACCGGGACGCTGATGGTCTGCCGCAGGACGCAGCGGATCAAGTACCCCGAGCTCTTCGACGGCCTGGTCATCTGGCACGTCGGCAGCCTCTTCCAGATCGGAGTCTCCACATGAAGCCGATGACGACCGTGCGGAGCTTCGACTACGAACCCGGCAGCGACCACGCGAAGGGCCGATACTCGACCGTGGTGCACTGCGAAGAGGGCGACCCCGTCCCGATCGGGAAGCTCCCCCCGGCGGTGCTCCGCCACCTCTGCGCGAACGACGCGATCCGCCCCACCGCGCCTGAAGGCGAGGCCGGCTGATGGCGTTCGTCCACTCCAAAGCAAGCGTCGTCTACGTGAACGGCGTCGACCTGACCACGTTCCTCGCCAAGGCGACGAGCGGGAAGATGGTCGACAAGAGCGACGTCAGCTGCTTCGGCGCGACCTACAAGTCGTACCTCCCCGGCCTGACCGATGCACAGCTCACGCTCGAGGGGTACTTCGACGGCACCGCCAGCGCGATCACCGCGCAGCTCGAGGCGCTCCTGGCGAACGACACCGCCCTCTTCACCCTCCTCCCCACGGGGGACGCTGCGTCGAACCCCGGGACGAGCTTCGTCGGCTGGGAGTCGAGCTTCCAGATCCTGTCGGACATCACCAGCGCCGTGAAGGTGCAGATGACCGCCGAGTCGAAGACCGGCGCCGTCCCGGTCATCATCGGC